TCGATGGTAAGTTGTGCAGGGGGGGGGGTTATTTGTACCGCTTTAGGATGTTTTTCCATGCTATCGGTACGATTTGTCTGAGGGATATGTCGGGAACTCCCATCCAAGGCCGGGCCTCCATTCGAGACGTCCCAAATTGATGATACTTGCCGTAATAAGTGGATTTTACCTTAAACACATTGCCCTTTGTGTAGATGAAAGCCAGATCCTGCATGAGGCCAGTGGCCCTCAAAATGGGTTGCCCAGGGTAATTCTGGGTTTTCCAACTAGCATAACGAGGAGTTAATCGAGCCCACGGACGTTGATAAGTGGGGTCAACTTGTCTTTTCCAAAACTGTGGGTGATCGTCAAGAAGAACTGGAACCCATTCCTCTTTAGTAGGCTTCCACCACCGGGTGTTTAAAGGCTGAAGATCTTTGACTCTGAGGCGGATCATTTTCGTTTCCTCGCAGATTTCTTCATTTCTTTCTCCTGCTCTTCCGCATGTTTTTTAACTATCTCAATCATGGTGTTTATCTTACTCATGGGTTGAGTTTCGAGCCAATCAATAGAGGAATCCCACCGTTGTTTACATAGATGATAGGCAACTTCCAGCCAATTCTCTACTGACAGTATGGTGCGGTCAAGAAGATTCTCTGATATCCACTTGAACACAAAACGGCAGTCCGATGCGGGAGCAGATTCCAAAGCCTCAGGGTTAAGGAAAAGACGTTCTACTAACTCAATTTGACTTTTTTCGGACTGTCGAAGGATTTGAGCGAAATAAAAGTCTTTAGGTGTTATTTCCCGGATATGAAATATCGTCCCATTCAAGGTATGAACCCGATAGGAAAAATCTTCCAAATCCTGAACAATTAGTTTGGGCTGTCTTCCTCTTCTGTGCCGTTGGCTTTAGCAACCAAATCACTGAGCTTGCGGAAGTCTTTGACACCGAGATCTAAAATTTCATCATAAGTGATTTTATCATCACCTACAATCAATCGCTCGATGATACGCATGCCTTTTTCTACATCCCCGGCTTTGGTTAGGTCCTTTTCCATGTAGATAAGGTCACGACCAGTCATTTCGCGGATGGTGATCTCACGCCCGTCAGTTAAAAGAGTGCTGAAAGTTTCTAGTTTGGCCATTGTTTTCTTTTTGGTTGCCGATGTAGATTCAATCGTGTTGTCAGAAATGGTTCTCATTGGTTGCTTGAGAGAGGTTGTCAAGTTTTACCCGTTGCCGGAAGAGCCAGTCTTCGATGTCTGGATCGCCACTTCCAGGCGGAAGTGAGAGGTAGATCTCATTGGCGATTTTCCAGCTTTTTCCCGCGTCTCCAAGGCGGTTGACTTTCAGTCGATCGTCAATATCATCCAGCCAAAAGGTCACTACCAGCTTCCTGTAAGCTGGATCCTCGGGAAGAGGAAAAGCCATCAGAGTGCCCGCAGCATATTATAGGTTTCTTGAAGGCTGAAGTAACGAGAGTTGTAAGCACACTCCACTGAGGAAGGAATGACTCGATTTTTCTTATCGTAAGGTACTGTCATGTAGTAGGTATCAATAATGCCTTTATAGACAAGGACCCCAACATTCTCTACGCGAGACTTCTTAGCTTTTTTCATCAGATTACTCCTTTTTGGATTGCAGTATAACGATTGGTTAGTTTGTTGATGGCCCCAATTTCGGAAAGTTCCATCATTGAGTATTCGGTTCCAAAAGGTTCTTCAGAACCTTTCTCATTAGAGAGTGTTACGGTTTTTTCTTTTGGTGATTTTCGAAGTCGATTGTCGATTGCAACCGACGAGAAATATGCTCGTGAAAGAGGTAATTCAGGAATACCTACTGCAGAGTGAAATAGGGACCAGGTGTACATGTGAGCGATTTGAAACAGAACAGCAAATTGTTCTGCGTATCGTTCTGGAGTCATAAACCAGATCTCGTCGTGGATACTCAGCACAAAACGTGCTGGAATTTTGTATTCTTCTGCCAACCAGTGAACTGCGGTTAGCATGATCGATAAGATTTCAGCACCCGATGATTGAATAGTCCAATTGACTCGACCTGTCTTGAAATCATCACCTACTGCAGAAGGTCTCATTGCCGTGGAGATTTTGGTACCTAAACAGGGAAGTGTTGGCACTCTAGACCGCATTGCGATTTCCTCCATATAGTTAAAACAGCCGCTGTCTGAGCCCCCCTCATATACCCCATTTCGTTGCCTACCCTTTTTACCTTCAAGAATTCTGTAAGCAAAATTAGTTACTTCTGTAGCAGATTTTTCTGGGTATTTTCGGCGGATATAGGTTTGCACGGCTCGAACCCCGGCTCCGTACAACACTGCGAATCCTGCGATTTTGGCGGTGTCTCGGTCCACGCCAGCCAACTTAGCAAGAGCACTATGGGGGTCAGTCCCAGCTTCTTTCGAACCCGAGAGAACGTTGTACCCAAATGGTGAACAACCGACATGGCCACCTTCCCATTTATCGGAATAAATTGCTGCAATTTGCATTTCTTGGCCATCAAAGTCAGCCCCTACAATCTTCCAGCCATCTGGAGCTTGCACCCTTGATTTCAATTCGGTCCCAATCCGCCAGTTTTTGGTGGAACACATTGTAACCATCAGGGACTCCACAGTGCGGCGAGTTACGGTACCATGGCAGAGGATCTCCGGTAAAGTAACTAGGGCATCTTCACCATGAGGATTAACGGCGGGTAAGAAAATGCGATCCATTACGCGCTTGCGAACCGAAGTCCAATATGAGACTGCATTCGCAATCTCGAGCGCTCGCTTCGCCTCCGGTAGGTCACTGTTGAGACGACCAACCTTCATGTCATCCACAAAATCTTTACTTAACACACCGCCAACATTAGCCCCTGCCCCCTTGGGGTGAGGGATCTTGGTAAGCACACCCTCTTCGTTGTGATAACACCAGCCCATGTCCCCAGTTTTGATCATTGGGGAACCTTCCCAAGTAAGCTTCAGGAGTAGGTGAGAAAGATCGGACTTTACACCAATGTGTTCATTGGGGTCTTTGATGAATGGTCGAACCCATTGGGGAATATGAGCATATTTGCCTTTTACTGTCTTCACTTCCCAATTCAACTGGGAGAGCCAAGGATCTTTTGCGGTCCATTCCTCCACCATACCAGGATCAGCGAAATAATATTCACGCCACTCATCATAATACTGCCAAACCAAGTCCTGGCAAAGTTTGGTCATTTCCTGATTATGCTCCTCGAACACTCGCTCAACGTTTTGAATCCATTCCTCCCAGTCAGGAACCAGCGGGATGATTGAGCCATTTAGGTGATAATGCCCACAAAGAGCAACGGGGCTCGGAGTGGCATCCAGGTATTTTGGCCAAAGAGCTTGAAAAAGTTCGGCTGTATAGAAAGCGTCTTTCACCGCATAGTCGACAGCATCTGCCAGCATACTGTTAATTTGGCTTAAATGATTCGCTTTGACAAAAATTTCCCGGATTATTTTGTCGCCAACGTCCAAAGGTTTGGCTTCGTCCCCAAAGAATTTTCTGACTTCGTATACATGGAAGTTATAGGTAGCTATCAAAGAGTTGGTTGCTCCTTCTTCGAGCCATTTTGGAGCGTATCTTAGTTTTCTTTTTTCTTCTTCTGTTAAATTCTCAGGATCTTTTGCAGCTAATACGTATAACCAACGCTGTCCTCCAGCCAGCCCCGAGACACCAATATGAGCCGACAGTGTGTCAAAATAGAAATTCTCAGGTTTGGTGCGATCGAGTGAGTAACCCTCTCGGGCCCGCACACGATCGTAGGAAATATTGTGGCCAACAACGAAGCGATTTTCACCGATAGGAATCAGGGAGTGTTGATCCCACTGATCCTCCGGGATATCCGGATCAATAAGTTCAGAAGCCAACCAAATGTAAGCCGCCTTGGCAGATAGCGCAGTGCCAATAATTGGAAACGCGCCACCATGCACATAAGTCTCAGTATCGTATGTGAATGCCTTTTCCAGAGGGTATGGTACGGACTCTGTTTTCCATTTACCGTTGTTCTTTGTGTATCGCACCCACCCTGGTTTAAACACCAGGATTTCTTTTGGCGGGATCGGGGGTAATTGACAAGACGAGAATTCATCGGCCAGCACTTTATAATCTTGAATTTGATTGAGTGCTATTTGTTCGAAATGTTGTTTTAGGTTTTCTCCTTTCAGTTCAGGGAGAGGTAAAGGGCCGTCATACAAGTTGTCAGGGTAGTCTACAGGTGTGGAAATGCTAAATTGCTTCAGGAGATTCTCAGCCCGCTGTTTTTCCAGTCGGGTCATTACCTTGGGGATCTCTTTACCAAAAATCCTCTCGTGAAGATCTTCAGAGAGGACTGGATAACCGAGGGGAGTTTTCCGCATAGGCGTTGGGTTTTGCATGTTTCTAGTATAGCGTGGTTTCCCTCAGGTAAATCAGAGGGTGCCGATGGGGGGTGCGACAGGGTTGTCTGCAACTGGATACATGAACGAGTATTGAATAACCTGGGGATTATTCACATACTGAGGAGGTGTAATAGACGAGACTTGGTTTTGGAAGAAGCGGCGGGGGGCTTGCGACCATTTTGGCTCGCCAGCGTCTGTGGCGGTATTGACGGAGGTTACCGTGATGGAAAGACCGCTTCCCGCACCGATTGTTGCCGGGTTTGGAACCAAGGAATCCCCGGGGACGTAACTGGTGCCGGCAGCATTGAGGACTGCACTAGTGATGCTTCCGGAAGCCCCGACAACGATGTCCAAGGTGGCGCCGGTTCCATTGCCATTGCTAGTGGTGGTTACACCAGTGTAGGTGCCAGGTGTGTACCCGGAGCCGGTAATGCCCAACTGAATGGCTGAGACAGTGGCAGCAATGGGGCCAACGGTTACGAAGAAACCGGTGCCTGGACCAATGCCCGAAACCGTTAGACCGTCGCCAGCGGTATAGCCAGCACCGCCGCTGTTGATGGTAGCGCTGGTGACTACGCCACTTGCGTTGATTACCAGATCCAAGGTGGCTCCTGTACCACTGCCACCTGTTGTGGGGAGACCTGTGTAGGTGCCCGGGAAGTAGCCAGAGCCACCCCCAAGTCCAACCAGTGAGGTAGCGGGACCCGTTGCGAAGGTGTATGAATGTACATCATACTCGAACATTGTTGGGTCGCCAGGATTTACGTTGTAAGCGTTTGGCGGTAGCTCGGTGTAGTAGTCGTAGTAGTTGGTGGTCCAGCCTTTGAGAACAGGCTGAACCTCTGTTAAGGACGGTAAATTGACTGGGGCGCCTACGGTTTCCTTGTACTGCCATGCTTTTTTATTGACGGTGTTAGGAACGACGGAGAGATACCCGTTGAGGATGATATTGCCGTAATTTTCTAAGTCTGAAGTGGTAAAGGTGGTTGCCACCGCCTTTGCCATTTGAACTGTGCGTGGAATCATTGCGCCACTCAGGAATATATTTGCTTTTACCCTCTTCGGAGTTAAAACTCACAGTCCCAGAAAGTTTTTCCAGGGTCTTCATCAAATAACCCTAAATTGCGAGCATTATTTATTGCCTCTAAGAGATTGCGATCATTTTTAAGCCTTCGGTGTAAGCGAAGACGCCACGTTTGGTATGCTTTTGCATTTCTTTCGTTTGGGTTTGCCAGATACTTAGCGTAGTGAACCTCTACAGTCTGTACAATGCCGATACCCACTTTCGCAATCAAGTGGTCGTTTGGGTCAAGAGCGTGGATTTTCATTCTGAAAAGGCAAAGTGTTTGAACTCAAACTGTCTGATACCAGACTTCTCAAAGATAGCGTCTTTGTTTTTCTTGTAAATCTCGTAAGCATCAAAAACAGACGAGTACATAATGGGACGCTCAGAGGGCGAATCCCGCCATAAGAGCATTTCCGCCAAAGTCAAAGGGACATCAATATCCCATTGTTCATCTCTTGCTCCGTAGAGTAGAGGTAACGCATCATTCCTCCACCATTCCACAACATATTCAATGGAGCTGTTCCAAGTTTGCTCATCAGTTAGGTGAGTTTCGTATTCAGAGCGTAGCCAAGAGATGTGCTCCTGACCTCGACTAATAATTAAGTGGGCAGACACAGGGATCTCGTCAAGGTAATATGCCTCTTCTTCCCCTTTCATGAGCCTCTCATAGACTGCAGGAAATAGAAAAGCTTGGGAGGCAAGTTTGAAATCGTCTGCATTTCCGCACATGTGCCTGAGAATAGTTTCAAAGATTGCCACGGAGGATGCTATCTTTAGATCAATCGGAGTTGATTCTTCAGCGGTGCTTATTGGGGTTGTCTTTGAGACTGAAGAGAGCTCTTTTTCCAGGCGTCTCACTTCTCTACCGAATTCTCTCTCTACCTTTGCTTTATATATGTCGGCTTGAGTGAGAATGTTATCAAATTTTCCTTCTATTTTTTCTATCTCCGCGTCAAGCTGTTCCAAGACAATACGAAAATTTGAAACTTTTTTCTTCAGAGACGCAACTGAAGAACGCATGCTGTTGGTTGCATAAAAAATGTTGTCAGCTGCCATTAGGAGATGGGTCGGTAAGTTGCTTTTAGAATGTTGGCGTTAACGTCCACAATATCGATATTAAAGGAGTACTGACGCTCCGGGTCTGATAAAAGGTGGAAAGCACCTTCAAATCTTTCTCCGTCAGAAGATCGTAGGTAACTGTTTCCGGGTGTAGGGGGAGAGCAGAGGGCAATATTTCCTTCAAACTCAGGGTTGGCTTCAACAAGAGCTGTAATTAGGCGATCATAAATGGCACTTGTCGCTGCCATTTCGTGATCATTTGTTATTTGCGCTTTTATTTCCCCTTCTATAGGTTTTAAAATTGAGGCCATCCCTGTGTTTAGGGTCATCTGAAGAGTTCCATCCTCAGGGTCAATTGAAAAGCAAACCTCGTCGGCTGCGAATTCAATCTCTTCAGGATCCTCATAATCCCCGAATCCGTACTCCATTAGTTCGTAGAAAGATTGCTTTAGAGTTTCACCATCGGGACCTTGAAGATAATTTGCAATGGCAAAGAAAATTCTAGGGTTGGCAAAAAGACGCTCAACGGGATAAAAAATTTCCATGATGTAACTCCAGCGAATGCAGTATAGCCTTCCCGGACCCTCGTAAGGGTTCCAAGATTTTACCCGGCGGTGGTGCGCCAATGGCGTTGGGCCTCTAAGGGTAGTTGGTCATAATAGTGATGGATGTGGCCTGTGCTAACAAATAAAGGGAGGCACATTGCTAATTCGTAAGTCGTAATGTCTTCTTTTGGGTCCCAGATGATGGGTTTAGGTTGATAGATTTTAAAGTCCATGATTAAAGAGAGATCTCGGATAGTGCGGCAACTTTGATGCCCTTTGCACCAGGGTTCGCAGTCTTTAGACTTAAGTCCAGTTTAAGGCTTTTCTTTCGGGAAGACACCCAAGGAACATTATAGGAGTTTTCACCAAAGTGAATTACTGTGGCTCCCTCAGGCACAAGCCTTTTTCCTTTGCTTGTTGTCTTAACAAGGCTTTCTCCGCTAAGGGTCATCGCCTTTAGGGAACCTTCGAGTGTAAACACTACGAGGTACTTTTTCTGTGTGACGTCAGATTCTTTTTTCGCAAGTAGCACTTCGGAGTAACTTGCGCCGAGAGTTCCCTTAAAATTAAAAGGAACTTTTTTTAAGTTTCCGTCAGCTGTGATAGTAATCAATTTGTCAGTTTTGTCGAGAACTAGAGCCCCACGAGGACCTTTCACATGTTCTACAACACCACGTTTCATGTCAATCTTTAGAAACTTGGGTTTTGATGGAGCCGCTTGTCGAGGGGATCCTTTCTCAACCGTTAAGCTTTCAGGCGGATCAATTAAGGAGCTGCGGCGAGCTTCACCATAACGCACGCCAATTGCTTTAATTTCCTTCACCATGTATGCTTTACGCACTTTGTCATCTTTAATCAGAGTATCCAACTCTATAATCTTCTTTGAGATTTCTTTCTCTTCGACTAAAAGCTCTTGGGAATCTAAGTTGGTAAGGGCGCGGAGGCGCATTTCTAAGATGGCTCTTGCCTGATCTGATGTGAATTTCAGGGCTCGGTTACTCACAAGTTCAATCAGAGCTTCTTTCGGTGATTGCGCGGAACGAATGATTTTAATGACTGCATCAATCTTGTCGATAGCTTTGAGATACCCGCGAACGATCTCTAAACGTTGCTCTGCGGCGTCAAGCTCGTGCTTGAATTTAGCACCCAACCGAGCCAATCGCCATGTTTGCCAACGCGTAAGAAGTTGACTTGGAGAGAGTTCGACTGGTTTCGTCCCGTCCACAACCAGCAACCGCGCCGAATATTTAGTGTCCAGGTCACAGTAATGGTAGAGTTGTCGGATTGCCAGTTGGCAATCGGTCCCAGACTTGAGAGTAACTGTGATACGGTCTCCGGTAAGATCAGAGTCATCTCGCACATTGCTGATTCCTTGGATAGTACCTTTATCGAGTCCGTCTTTAATTTGTTGTCCAATCTTTTCAGGATTTGTGCCGTTTGGGAGATTACAGAATGTTAGTATTGTTTTTGATCTGCCTCCTTTCCCTTCGGAGCTAACTTCACATTTGGCTCTCAGCCGTAAGGTCCCGATACCTGTTTGTTGATAAGCTGCTAAACCTTCGTCATTGACAATGTCGCAACCAGTTGGGAATGATGGGACAAGGTTCCCACCTTTTGTGAGAGACTCGCAGATATCTCGGAGAGAATGCGGGGGAATCTTTGTTGCGAAGCCAACTCCGATACCATCTTGCCCATTTAGGAGGACCGTGGGCACTTTAACATTCAATTCGACGGGTTCCTGAAGAGAACCATCATAGTTTGGTACGGTTTGCCAAGTTTCGGAGTCTTGTAGGAGGCAATCCCACGAGAAAGCAGTTAGTTTGGCCTCCGTATAACGGCTGGCTGCGGCGCCATCTACAGATGATCCCCAATTGCCTTGACCGTCGATAAGCGGTAAGTTGTTGTTCCAGGGAGCAGCCAGTGTTACCATAACGCCATAGGCACCTCCGTGAGGGTGCAATTTACCCATGGCCTCGCCTTCGACTCGAGCGCTCTTCATATATTTGCCGTCAGGTTTGAGCCCCAGCCATTTCATCGCGGTTAGAACTCGGCGTTGGGCTGGCTTCAAACCGTCAGTTAAGCTTGGGATGGCACGGCCAATGAGAACCGCCATCGAGTACGCAAGATAATCATCTTGAATTTGACGAGAGAGATTTGTGGAAATGTCAGACATTGTTTACCACCACCCCATAGGGCCAAAAGGTTTTTTCTGGATACCCTCGTTCCATTTGGCGAGTTTTTGAAGCGGAGATTTCTTTCTGCTTTTCTTTGGTTTGAGAGCTTTCAGAAGGTTGACGGGTTTGGGACGACGCATGGTAGTGGGTGGAACTGTTTACAGTTTAGCGGGGTTTCTTCAGAAGTAAGGGGCGGCTTACCCTACCTGCGGCTGGCAGAAAATTTCCCAGAATTATTTTGGCTATAGCGATTTTGTTTTTGAGGTCGTCCCTAAACATAGGGGGGGGGTGACCCAAGGGGGCCTCTCCAGGGTTCAGAAAATTTGAGGTGCATGCGGTCTTACTGACCCGCCCTTTACCGCCCACCACAACCCCCCCCACGCCTTTTTTCGCCCACCATTGTAAAAGGGACCCGATGGTAGTTGGGCCGTGAATATTTATATGAATGGCCCCGAAACCCCTTGCGGCGCTGCGGTTCTTGGTGGTTAGCCCGACGCTAGGGCGCCCTAGGGCGGGGCCGAGGGGGTGAGGGGGGCCGGGGTGAAGGGCGCCCCGGGGGTGAGGCCCCCCTGAGAAGGGCAGCGGGGCAGTGGGTTTGACGCCCCAGGGGGTTGCCGTCAGGGTGCCGCCATGGGTGAGGGGAAGGGCGCTCAGGGCGCCCGGTGGGCGCCGTCAGGGGACACGGGGCCGGGTGAGGCAGGCGCATGGGCGCATGCGGGTGAGGGGAGGCGGGGTGAGGGACACGGGGGCTAAGACCTGGCCCGACCTGGCCCCCTGAGGGTGTAACGGGGATGTATGGGCCCTGATGGGCGGGCGTGAGCGCAGGCGGGCGGGCGCCCGAGGGTGAGGCAAGGCCTGAGCCTGAGCCTGAGCCGGGCCTGAGGCCTGCCCTGAGGGTGAGGCCCTGGGGGGAAGGCCCTGAGGGAGGGGTTTACAGGAGGGCTGGCCCCAACCTGTTCCCGGTGCACCCCAGGCGGGGTGTAAACCGAGTGTAACGGGGGTGGGCCAGGGGTAAGGCGGGAGGCAGGCTATGACCTGTGCCCCGGGTTTAGAGGGGGCTGGAGCGGACCTATTCCCGGTGCATGTGGGGCTCAAGGTAAACCGGCGGCCCGACCTATGCCAGCGGGTTTACAGGCCCGAAGACCATGACCTGTGCCCGTTCAGACGCAAGCGGACGTAAACCGCAGCAGGGGAAGGGCTTTCGGGTGGTAGGGTGGCTCGGAAACCAGACCAGCCGGGGCGGACCTGGTGCTGGGCGCGGGAAATTTTCTTGGAAACGGCCCTAAACCGTTGCGCTGCTGCGGGTTTGGAGGGCAGCTCAGGGGGCAGGCAGGCCCAGGACCTAGGTCCCAGCGGCGGCAGGCGGCGGCAGGCGTGGGGCGCAGCCGGTGAGGGGCGCCGGGGGGCGTGACCTGGCCGGGGCATTCAGGGCGCCGGGAGCGCCTGGGGCCGGCAAGGACCTGGGCCGGGGCGTAAGGGGCCGGGGCGTGACCTGGCCGGGGCATTCAGGGCGCCGGGTGGCCCATGACCTAGCGGTTAAAGGCGACGCCGGGCCACGACCTATTTGTTATACTTTGGCTGTGACCTGTTAGTATAAGAAACTGGGCGGACCTATACTATACACCAACCACAAGGTAACCGCGTTCTGTCGATAAAAACAAACACCACGTTGTCTTTCAATTTTCGTTTATACTTTAAGAGAGAGATGCTGCAGTTTCTCTCTCTTTATTGTGACCTATTCCTATAAAGAATCGTTGTGACCTCTTTGGTATAACAAACCAATGACCTATTCGCGCGTTGGCAATAAAAAAGCCGCCCCGAAGGGCGGCGGTGAGGGGAGAAACGGGCGGCGCTCACGCCACGCCAGCCAGCTCCAGGCGGTCCGCGGAGGAGCCGACGCAGAAGCGCCCGCGCCAAAGGTAAGCAGCCCAGTTGTCGCCGTGCTCCTGGTCTTGGAAGAGGGCGTAGACGGTGAGGCCCTTGGACTGAGCCCACTCCTCCAGGCCCTTCATGTTGGTGCAGCCGGCGGTCATGTAGGCGCCTTTTAGCTCGGTCCAACGGACGTCTTCCCGGTTGAGGGCAAACCCCTTGAAGGTGCAAGGAGTGGTCCACTGACGGTAACCGGCGTGGACGCTTTGGCCGGGCTTGATGGTGGAAACTTTAACGGTCATGGTTGGTTTCGGGTTGTGGGGGCGGCGGGGTTTCCCCCGCCATGTATTCAGTTTACATCAAAATCCCCCCAGCGGGGGCCACCGGGGAGAAATTGGGTCACTTATTTAACTGACCTTAGGCGCCTCAGGTATGCTCCGTCAGGCAGGCGTCCATGGACTCGAACTCGGCGTCCGTCATCAGCTGGCCCCAGTCGTCCACGTTGGACAGATAAGCGCAGTGCTGGACGGTGGAAAGCCGGCTCCATCCCTGGCGCTCAAGCCCCGGTACAAGCACCATGGGCTCCTCCGGGTCCACGACGAAAAACCCGTTGCTGTTGTAGCGGCAACCGGAGCCAACCGGGCCGGCGCACTCGCCGTTGGTCTCCTGGACCAAAGTACGGCAGGCGGTCGAAAGCCCTTCCTCACAGAGTGAGCCCAAAAGCTCGTTGCGGGCGGTGTCGTAGGGTTCGGGCGTGGCGCTGGCAGGAGCACCCAGCGCGAGCAAAGCGGCAAGGGCGATGGAAAGTTTCATGGTTGGTTGCGGGGTGAACTGAGGGTAGTTTACAGGCTGGAGGGCGGCGTCGGGCCGCCCCAGGGTCAGTGCTAGAACCGGCTCAAGCAGCCTGCTCTTCCTCGAAGAACCGGAGGTACCAGCCGTCGACCAGCTCCTGTGGGTCGGAGGCGGGCTCAGCCAGTTGCTGCTCCCAAAGCTCCTCCAGGAGGCGGGCTTGAGCGTCAGCGTCGGCCTCGTAACCGGCAAAGAAAGGGTCGTCCAGCAGCTCACCGTGGAGCTTGAGAAGAGCGGTGAGGACCAGGGTGGATGCGGTCATGGTTGGTTGCGGGGTTGGGGTGAAAGGCGGTTTCTTCCGCCTGCCCCAATCATACACCCTGCTGGGCCAAAACGGGGCGTTTCTGCGAAAATAGGGTCCAGTTCCCAAAT